AAGTAAGAGTAAAGGAGATTTAATATGGGTATTTCATTAAGTTCAATTACAAAAACAGCGTCAAAGCCTTGGCGCACAATAATCTACGGTACACATGGCATTGGTAAGTCAACTTTCGCAGCGCAAGCTGAAAGCCCTATCTTTATCCAAACAGAAGATGGCTTGTCTGGCTTACAATGTGATGCCTTCCCATTGGCTAAAACATTTGAAGATGTTATGGATGCAATAGGCGTTCTTTATAAAGAGAAGCACGACTTTAAAACATTGGTAATTGATTCGGTGGATTGGCTTGAGCCTTTGGTGTGGAAGTACACTGCGAACGAGCATAACAAGTCATCTATTGAAGATTTTGGTTTTGGTAAGGGTTTCGTGTTCGCATCAGATACTTGGCGTAAGTTCATTGGTGGCTTAAACGCGCTACGTGATGAAAAAGGTATGGAAGTCATACTGCTTGCCCATACAGAGGTTAAGCGGTACGACAACCCAGAGACAGAGCCATACGACAGGCATCAGATTAAGTTGCATAAACGTGCATCAGAACTTATGCAAGAGTGGGCAGACGTTGTTGGCTTCGCCAATTACAAAACAATGGTCACGAAAGATGATGTGGGCATGAACACCAAAAAGACACGAGCCATTGGTTCGGGTGAACGCGTACTTTACACATCAGAACGACCAGCGTTTTATGCTAAAAACCGTTTCAATTTACCACAGGAAGTCCAGTTTACATACGCAGCACTAAAAGGAGAAAAATAATGAACAATGAGCAAGATATTGAACAGCGGTTAAAAGATAAAGGATTAGGTGCTCCGCGGCTATCGCCTGATATGATTGATGATGTAATCGTAGGTGAAACTTTTACGGTGTTGCCAAGCGGTAAGTGCATGGTGTGTGAACTTACATTGAAAAACGGCTTTACTGTGCGTGGTGAATCTGCGGCTGTGAGTAAAGCTAATTTTGATATTGAAATTGGTGAAGAAATTTCAAGAGATAAGGCTCGTGATAAGGTATGGGCATTTGAAGGTTATTTATTGCAAGAAAAATTATTTAAAAAAGGAGAAGTAAAATAATGTTTAATTTTGACGCAACAACAGTAGAACCATCGGGCGATTATGACTTGTTACCAACAGGTGATTACACCGCAATCATTAAAGCAGCAGAAGTTAAGGATACAAAAGCTGGTACAGGTCGTTATATCAACTTCCAACTAGAGATTGTATCTGGTCAACATGCAGGACGAGTTGTGTTTGACTTGGTTAACTTTGAAAACCCCAATCCAGTTGCACAAGATATTGGTCAAAAAACATTGTCTGCAATCTGTCACGCCACGAAAGTCATGCAGCTAAACAACCCAGAGCAGCTTTGCAACATCCCAATGTCCATCAAGCTTGGTATTAAAAAAGACGCTGAATATGGTGATAAGAACACTATCAAGTCATATAAAGCAGCTTCATCTACACCAGATGTTTCAAAAACTACAACAACTGAAACAGGGGATGGAAAACCACCTTGGGGTTGATTTAATATAATGGGTCGTATAGCTTGTTGCAGTTCCTTGTAGTAAGCGAACACTCCCACCATCCCCTAGAGGGCAGCTTAGCGGCTGTCCTCACCTTCTAAAAGCTTACTACACACAGGAAATCAAATGACTGATAATCTTCTTATAAATCCAATGGTTAACGCTATTTACGAGTGGCGAGAAAAGACCGCAGAACAAGGCAATCGAAAGCACTTAGGCTTTAGCCAAGTTGGTGATTCATGCAACAGAAAACTATGGTACATATTTCGACACGTTCAAGAGCCTTCGTTTGAAGGTAGAATATTAAGACTGTTCCAGCGTGGTCACAACGAGGAATATACATTTGTCGAGGAGTTGCGCGGCATTGGCTTCCATGTGTGGGATGCAGACCCAGACACAGGCAAGCAGATAAGCGTTGGCGTTATGGGCGGTCACGTATCTGGTTCAGTTGACGCAGTAATCAAAGCAAAGAAAGGCACAAGAGCATTTGAGATTGCAGGTAAAGAAGCTGCCGTTGCAGAGTTTAAGACACACTCCAATAAATCATTCAAAGACTTGGTTAAAAAAGGCGTTAAAGAATCTAAGCCTATCCACTATGCACAAACAAACATCTATGCCCACAAGCTCAAGTTAAAGAAGTGTGTTTACATAGCTGTGAACAAAGATAACGACCAGCTTCACATTGAACGCTGGCATACAGACAATGAATTAGCAGAAGATATGATTAAGAAAGGTCAGTGGGTAGCCAGTCTTCAAGAGCCACCAGAGGGCATCAGTGATAATGCTTCATGGTTCGAGTGTAAGTTTTGTGGCTTCTCTAATATATGCCACGAGAAAAAGATGCCAAGCGTAAACTGCCGTACATGCCTACACTCTACGCCAGAGCAAGACGGCACATGGTCATGCGTTAAGGATATGACGTTTGATGAGTGTGGCGGTGCAAGCCATTTGTATATCCCTGCTTTAGTGCCATTAGAGCAAACGAATGCTGGTGAAGATTATGTTGAATATGGCTCAATCAGAAACGGACGACACGGCGATAAGTCCTATGAATCCAAAGAGTTTAAGGTTGTTGTTGGTGATGTAAGCGTAACCGAGGATGATAACATAGAGAAATTAAGAGTAGAGCTTGGCATGACATTTACAGGCTTAAAAGCACCGTGGGAGAATAAAGATGACTGAATTAGAAAAGAGTTTAAAGCTGGCTGAATTGATGGGGTGGGAGGTATCAGAAATTGGCTGGATAATAATACACCCTACTTGGCAAGACTATGAGCTTAATGAAGGGTATTCTGGTGAGTTCCTTCACCCATATAAGAAAAGCATGGAAGGTCTTGCTCAATTCGCAGCAATATTGCTGAAGTTTCCTGAGTTCATAGGAGACATATCATCAAAGTATGCATGTACTTGTAAAGCCGAGGATTGCCCTAAGTGGATGGATGGGTACAGACCAACACAATCAAACATCTTAGACGAAATCCTACGCATGAATGGAGATAAAGATGACTAATCAAGAAAAGCTAGAAATGAATATGGCAGCGGCTAAGTTGTTAGGGTATTTACACATAGATTGGGATGCGGATAATGCCCTTGACAAGCTTTGTGTGGTATCTATGGACGACAAAGAATGGGTTGCATTTGACATCTTCACCAACCCATCGCAATGCTTAGATGTGGTTAAGAAGTTGGGGGAGTTTGGTGTTGGCGTTCACCCAATGGATAACAGCGGCAATGTTAGGTGGGTGGTTATCGGCGAGTGCATTGTTGACACAGTATCTTTTTTTATGACATACGAACAGGCAGTAGGCGCAGCATGTTTGGAGTTGATGAAGTGATGAAGCTAAAACTGAATAAACTAAGAAAACAAAAGGTTCTTATCTGTATTCGCAACAAAACTACGCAAACATCAGCTACATATTTAATGGCTAGGAATGATGATGTAATATTACTGGCTAGAGAACTTGCAGACAGCAATCTTGATGGAAGCCCATTTATTTTTGAGGGTGTGTATAAGTTATGAAGCTACGCCCATACCAGCAACAGGCTATTGATGAACTCATGGCATGGTTCAAAAAGAACCCAACTGGCAACCCGATAATGAGCCTTCCTACAGCTTCGGGTAAAAGCTTAATCTGTGCTGAAATCGCAAACATGGCAATAGGATACGGTCAAAGCGTACTCGTTATCACACCCTCGAAAGAGTTATGCGAACAAAACTATGAAAAGCTAAAGATGTATATTGATGATGTTGGTATCGTATCGGCATCAGCAGGACGCAAGCAGTACGGTTCAAAGTGTACCGTTGCTACCATTGGCTCAATATACAAAACAAGCCACCTGCTAGAGACTACACCAAGCATATTGGTCATAGACGAAGCGCATGGTGTAAGCAACCAAAACAAGGGCATGTACCGACAACTGATAAGCGAGTTGCAGAAGGTATTGAATGTCAGGGTAGTTGGTATGACTGCCACGCCATACAACGGTCAAGGTATCTGGCTTACAGATGGCAAGGATTCAATGTGGAGCGAGATAGCAGTTGATATTAAGATGACTGACTTAATCTTGGAGGGCTACCTATCACCGCTCACAACAAAAGCTGGCAGCGTTACTATCGACACCAAAGACGTTAAAAAGACAGGTGGTGACTTTAATATCAAGCAGCTAGAGGAAGTGTCCGATACCGAATCACTTAATAAAGAGATTGTACGTGATGCCATATCCAAGTCACACGGACGTAAGGCATGGATGGCTTTCTGCGTATCAGTAAAACATGCGGAACATATTAAATGTGAATTGATTGAGCAGGGCATAAAGGCAGAAGTTGTGACTGGTGATACACCAAAACGTGAACGTGAATCTATCATTGAAGACTTTAGAATTGGACGCATCAAATGTTTGGTATCCGTTGCTGCATTGGTTACAGGGTTTGATGTTCCGCATATTGATATGATTATATGGCTAAGGAACACTGTTAGCCCCATTCTGTACGTGCAGGGAATGGGTCGCGCAATGCGTATCGCAGAAGGTAAGACAGATGCGCTGGTATTGGACTACACTACAACTATCCAGCGATTAGGCTGCGTTGACCAAGTTACAGGTCGCCATAAGTCAAACAGAAAGAGTGACGAAGCTGCACCAGCTAAAGTATGCCCTGACTGTGAACGTATATTAGCTACAAGTATTCGAGTGTGTCCATGTGGATACATGTTCCCTGCAAACAAGATTGAACTAAAAACCAACTCATCAAGAGAAGCTGTAACCTCTTTGGATGCCGCAGTATGGCATGAAGTTGACAACATTAGATACCTTCGACACAAAAAAGAAGGTAAGCCAGATTCATTAAAAGTCAATTACTATCAAGGGCTTACGCTTGTGTGCAGTGAGTGGTCGTGCATACAACATGAGGGCTTTGCAAAACAAAAGGCTATTGCATGGTTGACGCAACGTGCTAAGTCAGCTAAGCTTCCCGATATGGACGAGATACTACAAAGCGGCGGTGAGATTCTAAAAGAGCCACTTGCTATACATGTAGCATTACAGAATGGGTATAAAAGAATTGTAGGGTATAGGTGGTATGATGAGTAAAGATATTATTGAACGAAAGATTGAGCAGTACCGAGGTAAGATTGACGTATTGGAACGTGAACTTAGAGAGATAAACAACAAGCCACACCAGAGTTCAAAGTTCCATTGTGCCAAGTGCGGCATGTTCTTTTCATACTTGGATGATGAGATTGTTAAAATTGATGGTGAGCCTGTTTGTTGGGCATGTTTTGATGAGTGATTATCCAATAAGAATGCGCTGCGTGTTTGATGGTACGGTTGTTGAGTTTGTGGACTTACAGGAAGGAACTGTTGTCGAATCAGATATAGATGATGTTGGCGAACACTGTAAATTCTGGATGCCACACACTGACAAAATGGTATGGGAGCGTTGCTATGAAGACTTATTGAACGATGAAGATAACGCGCATGGTGAAACCTGTGGATAAGGGATACTACTTAGGCATGACCTTAACCAAGTTTGAGGACTTGGATGCAGAAGTTGACCTACAACCAACAACAAAAGGGCTTGTAGGCTTCATACCAGTGTTTGAGAGTAAGCAGGATGCATACGATGCAGGCTGGGATAAGTGCAGTATTGTTGGTGTGAATATAGGGAGTTTGGAATGATTGAATTAAACGGTACAAAAATTAGTGAAGAAGATTTTGAAATGATTGCAGAGCAACATGGATACAAGCGCGAGTTTGAATATCCGTTAGTTATGCTTAATAAGCATCATAATGACGTATGGGAGTTCATGGGACTCAACCTCGGAATATGCTTGAAAGAGAATGATTTGGGGGTGCATAAAGCTGGTGATAAAACAGCCTGTTTAACCAAGCACACAGACACGACCGTTTGGCAACCATGCGAACGCCCAGTCAAGCTTTATGATGGACTAACGGAAGAACAATGGCAGCAAGTGATTGATGAGGAGTTGATTATACAACTGCGAGACAAGGACTGTGATGACTGGCATACGGCTATGCGCCTAAGAAAGCTTAGGAAACAAAGCTCTAGCCCTTTCGGAAATACGCTTGATTGGAAGCAATGCCGCATTCATCCAGCACAACCTCAATTTGGTGGTCGTGTTGATTGGGTTGAGGACTTAGATTGGGTTGTTTATACTAAAAATGGTGGGTCTCCATTGGTGGAGATTGCTTCTGGCATGGATTGGGAAAACGTAACACGTTGGCAGGTGGTGAAGTTATGACTAAACCACTCCTAGACCCGAACCTTTGCGCTACAATGATATATCCAGCACTTGTATATATCGCTCTAACTAATAATATGTACGAATGGATAAGGTGAGAAACAATGAAAACAATTAAAGAAATGATGCTTGATGAAAGTCGCAAATTGATATGTGGCGATAGGCAAGATGCCTATGGTTCAGCTAAAGATAGCTTTAATAGAATCGCTGCGTTCTGGTCAACTTACTTGGATAAGAAAATATCTGGTCTTGATGTGGCTCAAATGATGACGTTACTAAAGATTTCACGCTCTACAACGTCACCAAAGAAGATGGATAACTATATTGATGGCGTTGGATACCAAGCGTTAGCTGGCGAGCTGGCAGACGGTGAAGATAAGGATAAATAAGTTTCGCATACGTGATAAACGGTGCAAAAGGCATTCTGGCACTGCATAGAACCAGCATTGGCAGTATTTATATTGTCGATAAAATCAAACGTAAAGTATAATCTGAACCAGACCTAATCGGGTGTATAAATATAGGATTAGGGTTTTTACGCATGGCGGTTAGGTTGAATGTAATTATTGGGTCAGCGTCAGATAACGGTAAGACACTGTACGTCTTATAAAAGTGCCTAATCCCTATCCGCCAGCCGTAAGAGTGTTGCGAATAACGGTAGCTACGTTAATGCTACGCTGGATAACGTAACCAGCACCATTTTTTATTAAAGAGGTTATTTATGATATATTTAATTATTCTTCTGGTATTGGCTGCTTTATACAGGCTTCATAACACTAGAGAGTGTTACGAGTGTGGAAAAAAGGATAAACACATATACACTAAGAGTAGAAAAACTTACCTTTGTGCTAATTGTTACTCTAAACTACACTGAAATTATTGATGAACTACTCTGGATACTGCTTGTTAATCCAATCAATAATACCTTGTTTTTCTTTTGAGCACTCTTGATACAGTCCAAAGTTTTCAACGGCATTGCTTACATAGGTATATGGGTCACTTAGCTGGTGAAGTTGGGGGCAAGGTTGCATCAAGGCTATTGGCTTTGCTGTTAATGTCGTCAATGGCTTCTTTCCAAAGTCGCAAGCTGTCACCATCAAGCTTGCACTTATTAGTGCGCTCAATAATGCGAATCTTGTCAATGTACTTTGTGCGGTATTTAACCCTAGTCTTTTGCTTTTCATCTAACACCTCTTGGATAATATCAGCAGCTTCCTGCCCACGAATAAGCATAAGCGCATCATTGGCTTGTTGGACAGCATATAACTCTGCGTCACGAGCGTTATTCGTCACCTTAACACCTGCAAAGAATGATAATGATGCAACGATGCCCATAATAATTAAACGCGCTTGCATGTTCATTTGTCAGCCGCCTTTGTTGTCATCCAGTTTTTAATAACCCAGCCTGCTACGCCTACGATTGAGATATAAAACGCAATCACAAAATCACTCATGTTCTCATAATGCGCGT